CTTTGGGTTAGCGCCTTCTATGGGTTCGTATTCATACTTAACTAGCTTGACCAATTCTCCGTCCTTGTTTTCGTGTTCTTTGATTACGCCATGAGGGAAGAAGCCGCCTACAATTTGTTGATAGCGCATCATTCGCTCAAGTACGGTTTCTGTCTCTAATTCGAGGTCGCCCATTGACGTTGCCATTTCAAACGGATCGCCTAATTCCTTAAGTAAGCGTTTTTGAACCGGGTTCATTTCGCATTTACGGGTCTCGTAGACTTGATCTGGCATATCGTGGATATCGGTTATTTTGCATTGATATACTTTTGGGGCTATTAGGTCCATCAGCTCGTCGACGTTTTGGTAGCCGATGATCTTTTTCCCCTGGAACCCGCCCATCTGGCAATATCGAGCCTTGAAGGATGTGAAATTCTTATTGCCGATGATGCGCCAATCCAAGAACCGGAATTGGGCATACAGGTCTTGCAGTCCCTGTGTTATTTCCGTTCCTGTCATTATGACGCGGCATGCTGCCGCAGAACCTAAATCCCAGGACCTTGAAGTGCGTGATTTCTGGCCTCGTTTCCGGGGCGGGGTCTTGATAGTCGATGATTCGTCTATTACCATCATGGTTTTGTACTTGCTACAGAAATGCATGGCTGCGTCGATTGCGCTGCCTTGTGATAAAGCTTCGATGCTTATGACTAGGATTTTAAGCCGGTCTGACGGAGACTCGGTCCATTTTACTGTTTTCTTGAGTTGGGGGCCGGTCGGCTCATGAACATGTAGGTCGTACGGAATAGGACAATGGTCTTCAATCTCGTCGGGATAGACGGGTTTCGCTGAGCTTGGGCATAAAACTAATAGTGCATGGATTTGGCCCATCATCGCTCTTGCTGCGGCAAGGTTAATAGCTGTGAACGTCTTTCCGGTTCCCATATCCATAAACAGAGCGAATTCTTCGTGACTCCAAGCTTTATTCAGCGCTTCTGTTTGTTTTTTGAAGGGCTTCTTATTAAACTTAAACCAAGCCGGAAACCCTTCGCCCGCGTTTTCGCGTACTATGTTTTTCAGTTCGAGTATCTTGGCCATAGACTTAATGTCAAACTCGTCCGCCCGATACTGGTTCAGTAAGTGAAGGGCCGTGCTCTTGACTACAGGGGCAGTCCAGCACCCTTTCGCCTTGACCCATTTACGATCCGGTATTCCTCTAGCCCGCTCGTTATCGAATGCAGGGCAGTATATGAGGAACAGGTCGCCTTCGATTTGTATGTCTGCGATAGCCATTACTCTTCACAGCCGCAATGGATTGTGTTTGAACCTGGAAGTTGGCACTCGCGGGCCGATTGATGTGGCTTCCTGCGGTTGTAGCGACGGGCAAGACGGGCACCGTGTCCTTTGAAAAACGTGGGATTCGTTGTGTGACCCATCATCGCGCCCATTAGTATTGCTGATCGTTTAAACATCACTTTTCTCCTTCATTTCTTCAACAATCTCTGCCAAGCACAGGAGATTGTCAGATAAAATTGTTAGTTTTTCGTTCATGGTCAGGGCCTTTTCTATTTTTTCCCTGCAAGCCTTCTTGCTGTAGGCTCTGGTCAATCCCTGTTGGCGGGATTGCATGAAGTTCATTTCTTTGTCGTCGAGTTCTCTGACTATCTGCCAGATAAGAGCGCCGCGTGGCCCTTTGTGCGGCATCTTAGTCAAAAACTTACACCGTTCGAAGTAACACAGAGCAGACGATATGTTGGCCCTTTTAAGGTGCGGCATCCCGGTTTCTACTTTTATTACTGTTACCGTGTCGCCAACATGCAGACGTTTCATCCAATCCCAAACTTCATATACAACCGTGGTAGGTGCGGCATTCATGTGGTATCCTCGTACTCGTTAATAAAAATTGCCCCCTTTACACGCCTATTGGTCGTTAAAGGAGGACTTTAGCAATTGTCTTCGGTAGGAAGGCTTTCGCCCCCGCTGTTAGACCTCAGTCTTTTGCCTTTTTGCTACTCACCAAGAGAGCTGGAGTGAACTAAGCTGCTTTCTTTTCTTTTGTTTTAGCAGCCTTCGCTTTAGCGTCGGCAGCAGCTTTTTTCTTTGTTTCGGCTTCTTTCGCTTTAGCATCAGCCGCCTTTTGAGCTTCTTTTGCACGTGCAATAGCCGCCTTTTGAGCAGGAGCGCATAAGCGTTGTAAAACTTCAAGTGGAGCTTTTGGCTCTTTGAAGTTCTTTTCAGCCTTTTCAGCAGCTGCGCGGTCACGGTCGATCTGTTTGCCGTGCTTGGTTACTGCACCGCGAATGCGGTTGCCCAGGTTCATACGTTGCATGCCGCCGTTCAACTTGCTGTAGTCGAACGGTTCTTTTGGTTCACAGAATGTATTGGCAATTTCGTAAAGTTCATCCAGATTCAGGCCGTTAAGCAACACAGCAACGTCGTCGCCGTTGTTGACAGATACTGCGCCAGATGCCGCCTTTGTTTTCACGTACTTGCTCAAATCCGCATTAACGGTTTTCGCTTTTTCTTCATTAGCCATTTGATTGTCCTCGTTAGCCAGTTTGTTATGGTGAGGTCCCCCACCGAAGTTACATTATAACACAGGCCTTAGCCTGTGTCAAGTATGGTTTAGCCGAATATCGCTACGAATAGCCAAGCCAGTATTGCTGCCGCTATTACAACGCTCGATAAAACATCAATTATGATTTTTGGTATGCTCATTGTGTTTGTCTCCCTACTATAAATCCCAAATAAAAAGCCCCGACCATCAGAGCCACAAAATAAACTACTAATTCAAACATATGCTATATCCCCCTTACTTTTTGCTTCATTGCCAATATTCCTTGGTCACCGAGGGGGACTTTGGTCATCACGCTAGCGAACGCAGATTGGAGTCGACCACACATAAAATCATTTCTCCATTGATTCGCAAATAGATAAAATGCAGGCTATTTCAGCTTCGGCTATAGTGGGCGCTTGGCATTCGAGTCCGCTGTTGCTTATTGCGCTCCAAGAAAACACGCCCTCACCGTCGTGGCACGATACAGTGTCTAACTTGAACTCTTTCCGTACTACTTCCCTGCATCTGGCATCCTCGATTGTCCATTGTTGGCTTGTATGTTGGTAAGTGCTTTTGTGGTTCCATGACTCTTCTACTTTGAAGCACCCGTCTTCATGTGCTTCAACAATATCTACGCCACACACCTCAGCCGTCATCTTGTTAGCCGTTTCAATGTTCATTTCTCTATTAGGAATTCGTGGGCTACCGCCAGTTTGTCCAGTGACTCTACGTCGTCTTCTATGGCTCTGCCTATAGCGTGGTATAGCATGTTGATAGTGTCGATTGATGGGTAGCCTTCATGGAATGGCGGTATCCCGAACATAAGGAATGCGTCCACCATAGGTTCGGCATGTTTGCCTCGAACCTCAAGCCCCGCTATTCGCTCGTCAACAGGGAGAGCAAGCCATCTGTTTGCTCTTTCCTCTGCTGTCTCGGCTGGAGCTTTCATTATGCCGCCAACTTGAGGCTTATCGACCTCTGGGGATGTAGAAGGTTCGGGTTTCTCTGCCTTCTTAGCCTTGGTGACTTCAGCGCGGGTCGTTACTTTGCCTTCGCTCGCGTCCTTAACTACTTTTTCTTTAAGGGCGAGTGACGCAGAGCACAACTCTGATAACGTGCCAACCGGTAAGGCCAGTGCGTCTTTGTTGTCGCCAAACTCGCGGGTCACTGCCATGAGACGTGTGCAATGGGAGCCGGAGAAGGTGATGTTTTCCTTGCGCCATTTGCCGAACTCGTTATCGCCTTTAAAGTAGGAGCGCGCCTTAAGAAGGTCTTTGCCCACGTCAATCATGCGACTAGTTGCTTTACGGGCTAAGCCCATTGCCGCATCGTAGCCTTCGTTTATGTCTTCCTTCAAGTCGAACAAGTGTTCTGCGCGAAGTCCATCAGTAAGGGAGATCGGGTTTAGCTGTAGGTAGTCTTCATCCCCAGTGGAGGGAATAAAATCCGCCTTAGCAGCCGTCATTTCATCATGGACCTTGGCCTGTCCGGATTTGTTTTTAGCCATTGTGATTCCTCGTTGTCGTTAAGCCCCTATTATACCACAGGGGCCGAGTGGTGTCAAGTACTATTTACCAAGATTTGCCGCCGTGGCCGGGCGTTGCGACTTTATGATCCGGCTTAGTAGAGTCGCAAGCACGGTAATCTGGGTTGCCCCACATGGATCGTTGATTTCGTGCTACGATTTGGCCCGCCCTTTTGCGTCCGACTAAAGCAGGGTAAAAGTGGGGGCGATGTTCGTTTACTGTGCGTGACGCGACCATATCCCGGTCTCGGTTTGCTTGTTGTTTTGTGTTCATGTTTGTTTCCTCGTTGTCGTTAAGCCGTTAGTATACCATGAAGTGTGTAAGGTCGTCCATATCTAAGGAGAGAGGTACGCCTCATATCCCCTGTGACTGCCATTGCCGCGTCCGGTCTAGTTGCACTCGGAAAAGACCTTGCGCGGAATAAATGTCTGAGTGAGAACTAGACTCATTCTAAGAGCTAGACTCGATCCACTCGGAGGTCGTAAACGGAGGTCCAGAGTCTAGGCGAAGAGACCAGACGTGATGAAGATAGCTGGACGCTGGAGAGCCGCGCTAGAACGGGCCGAGTCCATAGAGACCGTACAGTCCGACCCCTTTTTTTATTAGAGGGTTAGAAAGAGACCACCCACGGCACCTGTAGTACCCATATCGGTCAATGTCCGTCGGGCCGACGACCTCGACGGACCCCAGACGACCAGACGCGCATATGTTGGGGGCATATCCCCCGCTATTCTAGAGCCGTGACGGGAGAGGCGCAGAAGGCCCGCCCGCCGACCCTCGTCTGTCAGTGTTCGTCGTCGTAGACGTATTCATCAGTGCAGACTCCTTCATCAAACTCAAAGAACCGCTCGATGTACTCTTGGTTTTGCTCCGCATGCGTCATGAAGTACTTGCAGGAGTCGTGCGCTTCTTCCCACGCGTTGTTTCGTACTTCTGTGGCCATGTCCTCGATCAATGCTTGTAGTTGTGTGTTCATGTCGTACTCCAGCCCCCGAAGGGGCGCTTGGTTTTAGTGTAGGTCGTTGGTTGTGATGTCGCCGCGTTTTAGAGCTGCACGTAGCCTGTTGCCGCCGTTCATCCGTTGTGCGCCGATGTTTAGGTGGGCGTACCGTTCTTGAAGCTCGCCGCTCTCAAACCCAAGGATGCGCTCTGCGGCCTGCAAAACCTCGGTGTGCGTCATGCCCTCCAAAAACAGTGCTATGTCGTCACCGTTGTTTAGGCTCTTGCGTCCCGCTGCGCTGGTCACGGGCTGGTATTTAGCACGGTACCGTGCTAGGGTTTCGGCCATGCTGCGCTTGCCATCTAGATTCGTGATGTGCGAAACTACCTCGGTCAACCACTCCAAATCCTCGGTTTTCACTTTGCCAAGCTTGGCTTCGGGGTAAATGGCCTTCAGCTGTGCCAACATTTGCTTCCTGTTTTGTGTGCTCATTGGTTTGTCCTCGTTCTCGTTGGTCGGTGGCGGATTGCCAACCAATGACCTATTCTACCATGGGTTGCCGTATTGCGTCCATATCTAAGTGGAGATAGGTCGTTAAGCCTAGTACTGAGGATAAGGAACCGTGACGCGCGGTCTTGGTTTTGCGGGCGGGCGCTTGGGTCCTCCCGTGGGCGAAAACGCGCAAATCCGGGCGCGGGTATGTACACCCCCGAAACGCGGAAGGACCCACCGGGCCGTTTCGGATTTCCGCGCCGACCAAAACGCATCGAGATTCAATAAACATTTATCACGGTATGCAATACAAAACAATACTTGACAGATGTACCTCCCCTGTGGTATAATATGTGTTATGAGTCTACGAAAAAAACAATCAAAATTCACGCACATGGCAGCCTTATTGGTCGTCTATGCTTACATGAAAGGGTATGAGTTAACAGATGGCGATGCGTATCGTGACCCCCGTGTTTTTGGAGATTTAGATGATGCTAAAGATGGGGCATATGGCAGAAAGGGTTCTCTCCATAAGCTGCGGCTTGCTAAAGACTTTAATCTTTTTGTTGATGGTGATTATATTACTAATGGAAAGCATCCCGTATATGAAGATTTGGGAACGTTTTGGGAATCAATAGGCGGCTCTTGGGGCGGCAGATTCGGCGATGCTAATCATTTTTCTTTGGAACATAACGGGAGAAAATAATGGAAGTAGACTTACTCAATAAGCCGCTAGTTCAACTATTATGGGACGCCCCTGTATCCCGTGAAGACGGTACGCCATTCGACCCTTCAACTGAAGTAGGCAGTTATAACATATATTGGGGCCAAGCTAGCGGAGACGTTAGTAATAATATTTCCATTGCTGGAAACACATTATACCAGGACTTTGATTTCGATATCCTGCCTTTGCCTCTACACTTAGTTATGACTACTGTAGACAATGAAGGGCGCGAAAGCGCATACTCTGGGGAGTTCATATTCGCAAAAAAGATATACGCCCCAAACGCCCCAACTGGTATACGCATTTATTTTCGGAAGCAAAAGACCTGGCCAGCGAAGCTATTGAAGACCCCGATCTACGGAACAAGCTGAACGCAAAGATAGATGAAGTTCAACAAGCAGTATACATCGCCGAACTCCAAACTAAGACAATTCCATGGGTTGACGGTCTGCATAAAATGGCCCGCCCGATCATTTCTATAGTAGGCATTGTTACTGCGGGCATCGTTATTACCTTAAACCCAGATATCGACTTGATGAAATTAATTGCCGGCGGCGGCCCCGCTATCCTATATCAGGCCATCAAGGGCAAAGGCAACTAGGTGCAACATGGGTCCTATAACCGAAGAAGAAAGTTTGGTTCCCCACTTACTGGAATTACGGGCCATTCAGCTTGACAGGAGATTAAACGAGATATGTCTAGCTCAAAAAATTCACAGGTTACTATCCATACAAATGATGGCGGTGGGCCAATCCTTGGTGATGATACCTCCCAATATGTTAGCCGTCAAGCGGAAGAAGGCTGGCCTGATCTTTCCCCCGTTGAAGCTGCCTTCGCACACCGGTACTGCGTAAATGGGTACAGCCATCGGGAAGCTGCTGAACATGTCGGCAGGAACGCTGCTAATGGCATTAAAATGCTGCGAATTCCTTTGGTTCGGTGCTGCATATCGTGGATTCAACGAGAACAGCACACAGAATCACTCATAACCAAAGATTTCGTCGAAGCACAAATGATGGAATTATACGAAAAAGCCAGCGGCGATAAATCTGTGGCAGTGATAGATTCCGATTGCGTAGAACATACGGTTAAAGTATTCAATGGTCAGCTGTGCCAATCCATTCTTAAGGAATTCAGCAGTGCGGTTGGTTTCTCTAAAATAGAGAAAGACAAGACTAGCAGAATACATATCCACCTTGATGAAAATGCATTAACAGGCCGAAAAACGGTGACTATTGAAGAAGGGGAAGTAGTAGATGAGTGATATAGTACTACCTCATAATTGGACAGCCCGTCCTCATCAAGGCGACTTCATGGAAGCCATGTTAGCTGGCAAAAAACGTGCTGTCTGTGTTTGGCATCGCCGGGCCGGAAAGGACTCCGCAGCTCTCAACTTTACAGCATTCCAGACCCAGACCAAAATAGCCAACTATTGGCACATGCTTCCTACTGCCGTACAAGGACGGCACGTGGTCTGGGACGCAATCAACCCAAATACCGGGCAACGTGTTATTGATCAAGTATTCCCAGAAGAAATACGCAAAGGAGGGCCTGGGGGAGGAATCAATAATACGGAAATGAAAATCGAACTCGAATCCGGGTCCACGTGGCAAGTAGTAGGAAGTGACAACTATGATAGACTCGTGGGTTCAAACCCTTTCGGGGTTGTGTTCTCAGAGTATTCTGTTGCCGATCCCCGCGCTTGGGACTTTATTCGACCCATTCTCGCAGAGAATGGCGGGGGGGGT